TACCGTTCATTGTTAGCCTCCGATCTCTTCGTTAGACATTTCTAATACGCGAACATCTGCTGTGCCTGTTTGAACGACCCCGTAAAGCGTCATTCGTTCCCCTCCGTCAAAAGGTGGGGAGTAAGAATTACCTGGAAGAGGAAGTCCATTGACTACCGAGACATCTTCTCCTCCAAGATAGATAGTTTTGGATGAGTTATTGAAGACAATAAATGATCTGCGGTTACTAAGCGCCACTGGAGGCAGTTTAGTAGGAGTAGTATTGACTGTATGGGCGCTAGAGAAGTAATCACCGCGCAAAGGATTGATGTTAAAGTTGGTAACTGGCTGCGGAATCTTTTGCGGAGGGAAATTATCGACAGAAATTGAACTTGGAAATTCCATTCGTGGCATTTTTTGGGGAAATTCGTCCAATTTTTGAGAAAATTCCACAAATTTCGACATAATTTTGTCAAAATCTCGCAATCTTATCTCTTTTGGGTATTCAGGAATGGTAATTTCAGGGAATTTAGGTGCCGGTGGAACCTCAAGTCGAATGTTTTTGACCTGCAAAATAAGATCTGCAAGTAATTTTTCAACTGTATCGAGCTCCTGTTGGTTTTTGACCTCGACTGGAGGCATTGCTGTCACTTTAATATCACCTGAGACCTGTTGAACCTTCGGGAAAGTGACTTCCTTTTGGGCCATCTTCATCTCTTTGATGGCTTTTTCGACGTCTTTAAGCCCTTCGACCAACTCTAAGAATAATATTTTTTGTGAGTTAGACTCAGTTTCGTCTTCCTCACGGTCAATATCAAATTGGTCTTTAAGTTGGAGGGAGAGCACTCGAACGGCTTCGCTTACTTTATCCAGACGCTTGAAATACTCTCCCTCATTCTCGATACGAGTCCGAAAGATTCTTCGAGGTAACTCACGCATGAGAACAACCAGAGTAGTAAGAGGACCAGTAAGAACTTTTTCATTTTTAATTTCGACCGAGAGTGTAGACCGCAATGCTTGCGTTATCTCTTTAATCTTTGCATCTAAATCTGTTTTTAACTGAGCCAAAAGCCCCGATAAAAACATGCGGTGTTTGATATCATTCTCGTTCACGAAATGCTCCTCCAGCTATATCTTCTACGAAGCCGCCATAATATACAAGTTGGCAGTTCCGGTTACTGCTTTCGCATGAACTACGGTAACTTGAATTGCCTCCATGTGATAATACTGATTAGCTTTTATTAAGAAAGAATCAGCTCCAGTACTCTCATCAAACTGAACTAAACAATCAGCATCAGAGACAAGATAGATAGCGTTACGATTCGTTGCCAAACGATGAAAGGAATCGTCGGTGGTTAGCGCCATCTTCTTCGTTTCTGTTGCAGCATCAGCACTTGCCATATAAACCTCCTATAAAGAATAAATAGTATGTGCCCCATCGTTAGTGGTTTTTCTTTCCCACGAATTCATCCTTAAATGCTTCGCCTGCATATTTGGCACAACAACAATCGGCACGCCCATCTTGCGTAGCTGTAGGCCCAGCAATACGTCGTGCCCGCCATACTTATTGACCTGATCCAGTTCAACAAGTTGATCGCCTTGAAATGCTAAGGTTTTGTCGTTGCGGAAATACGGTTCTTTGATGCGTTCAAAAATAGAGCGGTGGAATAGCGTACAACCTACACCGCACCACATCAGTTCGCCTTTAATATGCATAACTGACGTCCCGCCTTCTAGGTTGTACTCCATATGCACTACATCCGCGCCATTCATCGCCAACGTAGCCATTTTCGCCAGACCTCCAGAAGGAATGACAACATCCTCCTCAAGAAAAAGAATATGGGAGCAATCAGTACGAAGTGCCTGACGAACACACTCGTTGTGCGATTCAGGCATAGGAAGACCAGAGACTATAAAAATATATTGACCATCAAAAGCTTGTAGTTCTCGCAGAAACGACACTACTGTATCAGCAAACAAGATGCCCCGCGTGGGTATCACAAGCGCGATTTTCATTAAAACCTCTTAGTCCGCAATACAGTTCGACCATCAGGGGCAACGATACGCGAACGAATATCGTCTTCCCACCTGCGATTATTACGAGTCAACTCTGATCGAGTAGGGGCGTCTGCTGAGAGTAAATTCCCTTTGCGCAAACACTCAAAACAGAGCCAAGAATCATGTACAGTTCCACCCACAACCTTTGGCATCCGATAAAGCTTATGCGGAAAGCCAATAGAACAACCATCACAACGAAGTGCAAGGGCAGGATTATAGGCAGCAAAGTCAATCATAATTACTCCACAACCGGATTCTTAAGCGGTTGTTTTTTATTTTGTAATAAACGTTTTGCGGCGGCAGAAACTGCACCACCAATAGCGCCAACAGCCAAAGCTGAAGCTTTTTTCTTAAAACCGTCCAAGTTTTGTCCTGGCTTTTTTACTTCGCTAGTGCGAGCAATTGGACCAGTGGTATTCATTGGACCAGTTTTAGGGGCAATAGGAGCCAATTTTTTCTGGCGAGCAGCTTGAGCGTCGGCGAGTTTCTGTATGTAATCTTCTTCAGCCATAAATTCCTCCAAATAATTTTTAAAAAAGGGAGGGCACGAGTCGCACCCTCCCCCGTAAGAGTCCGAGAATTATGTTCGGATCTCAACGCCGAAGTCGGTTCTTAGTGAATTAACACCATAGATGACGTCGACAGTGGTCAGCCATGACAGGCTTCTCTGCCAGTAAGTGGATTGAGTTCGAGGAGCTTGTTGAAGCGCCAAAGCCCAAGCCTCTTTATGGATGAGAACGTTATGGGTCTGAACCGTAGTCCCAGCAGTTGTGGTGACTTGAGTGGTGTAATAGAACGGTACACCATAGATCTCGCCCCAGAGATAACGGTTGTTTGGACCGGTCTTTACTGGAGTGGCTTTATCGTATTGACCGAGGAAGTCGGCTTTTACGAATTTATCGAGTTTCATCACGGCAGCCTTTTGTGAAGGCTTGAAGATGAACGCACGATCTTCGATAGGAGCGTTAGCTTCATCGAGAGCCTGGATCGCAGCAACCAAAGTTGCATCGGTGACGTCTATACCATAAGTACCAACGTCTGCATTAGTGAAATCTGTATAAAGACCCAAGAGGTCTGTATCTACAGCGCGGGAAATAGCTTCACCAGCTTTAGAGGTGTACTCCGACATTAAGTCGTAGTTGCTCTGAACCTTAACGATATCTTCGATCTCGAAGGAAGTTTCTTTCCATTTGTTGATCGAGATGGTTGTTTCAGATTCAGTGATGGTTTGAGTTGTCACGTCGGTATTTGCAGCCTTATCGTTAGCGGTAAGGTTGGAAATTTTAGGAACGTGCAACACATCCCCTCTTTGTTTCACCATTGAGTCATATCTTTTAACTAATGGAGCAGCAACAAGTGCAGCTTCAGCAGCGCGGAGAGTTTCTGCGCTCCACACATCAGCCAAAAAGACATCTGCGGTAGTTTTAGTAATGTTTGCCATATATTTGTTTTTCACCTCCTAGAAAGGACATACTTTCAAGAAGATTTTTTTATGAACCCGCAAGTTCACCTAATTTAGGTAAAATTGCCATCCGGTTTTTCTCCCACCATTGTTTGCCATCGGGTCGCTTCAATCGTTCAGAGATAGCCTCTGCCGATATAGGTTCGCCTTTAGCGTTGGAAGAATTGGTTGGCCTCTCAGAACGAACACTGGTACGGGGTTTAGCCCCGCCATTCTGCGAAACTTTCCAATCAATCCATTCGTCCTCGTACATGTTCTTAAATGCAACCAACGGATCATAGATACCGTTTTTGCGCATGTAGTCTTCAACTTCTACGCGGTCAAACTTTACAGGAAAGTCTGAGCCATCGTAAGTGTTTTCAAGCTTCTCATACGCATCATTTAAGACGCGGCGATCTTCGCGGAGCTGATTTTGCTCCAGCATTTTACCGATTACTTGTTCGAGGTCTTCTCGTGTTACAACACCGGCAGCACGCAAATTATCAATCGCGTCTCGCTGTTCGGCTGACAACCGATTAGTTTGAGAAGGAGGAGCCGGAGGAGTTGCAGGATTATCAGGAGTAGTTTTTTTGCCTTCAGTTTGTTGACGAAGTTCGTCACGTTCTCTGATTAGCTGTCGAACTCGATCCTGAGTTGATCCTTTCAACTGTGCCCATTCAATCTCTTCTTGCGACTTCTGATGGTCCTCATCATCAGAGCCAGTTCCTTTTCCTGCGGTGGGAGCAGGAGGCGTACCCTCATCCTGTGTGTCATNNCCTTTAATAAAAAATGAATAATACGTTTACTTACGGCAACGACTCGAACCTTTTAACGCTAGGTTAAGCGAGAAGCCTACCACTCCTGGTAGGGATAGGATTAACGACTTAAAGGACAATTCCAGTGGGTCTCTCGACGACTGGTGGAGCCTGGTCGCAATCCCTATTCCTACCAGGAATAGTTATTAATTTGACGACCCGAGGTTCGACTTATAGTCGGATTCCGGTGTCATCGTTTTAAACTTATTCTTTTTTGTGGTTTCACCGTCAAAATGGCGGCCAGGTCCACAATCCTCATTGACGCGGGAAGCTCCACCTTCGTTATCGCAACACAAGTCAGAACCTCCAGCTTTGTAACCTTTTTGGTCTTGCATGTTATTTTTCACCACCTTTCAATAGTCGCTTCGCGGCATCGCGAATGCGTTCAACTCCAGTAATTTTTCCTTTATTTTTCGATGCGTAAAAAACCTCTTTGCCTTTCTTCTCTCCGTACTCTTCAGTCATCGCCGTCATGATTTTTTTACCTTTAGATGTGAGTGGCATAAAAACCTCCTAGCGACTTAGATTTAATCCTTGTGTTGCACCTTGTCCTACTTGCGAGAGAACATCTGGTGGAGCTGTCGGTGCCACGCCAGCGGGAATTCCACCGCCGGTAGTTGCTGGCAATGTGGGAGTTGCAGGAGCTGGACTTGTACCGTTTCCACCTCCACCAGAAGGGGCACCACCCATATCAGCCCCACCGCCTGCTTGTTGCATCAGAGCTTGATGTTGTTGAATATGGGCGTTTACGGCATCATCAGAACCTTTTCCGAATGCTTCCTGATGGACTGCAATGTGGACTTCATGATCATCTTGTGGTTGGGCATCTACTTGCTTGCCTTCAAGCATCATCTCGTTTTCAGATCGTGCCAACTCTTCTTCTGGAACGTTAGGTTGGGTATTGCCTGGAGTCCCTGCGCGAGACTTCAGAATTCTCTCGATGCGGGTTCGGTCTAAGATTCCTTCAATGTCACCAAATTCCAGGTGTTCAAGCAGCGTGCGTTGATCAATCGCCTGCATTCCAAAGAGGTTCTTCAACTCTTCCTGTTGTGCTTGTTTGGAATAGGCAAGCCAGGAGCCGATCTGAACATCAACTTTGGAAGTATTGGGCAGAATGATTAGAGGGTAATCTTGTTGACCAATACGAACGGTGTCTTTGTTTTTGCGGCGACGAGCATAATCTTCACCGACAACAGCAAAAAACTCAGTATTACCGGCATTGCCTGGAACCTCAAACACCCGAGGTGTCTCCAGATTTTTTGCGTAGAGATTGAGAACTTTCGTCCCCACCTCCACCAAAAAGTCTTCGAGATTATCCACCAAATCGTCTTGATTGGTTGCGTCAGCTTGCTTCAACTCTGCAACACCCACACCGGACTTGACGCCATTAGGAATGCGGCCTAGGGAGACATCATGAGCACCAGAGATATCTTCAAAGTATCCGCGCATACGCTGGATTTGGTTGTCATATGAGGAGGGGAGCGGCTGAAGGGGGAGGGTGCGAACTTCTGCCCCACGATTTTTCTCGATGATGCCGCCATGGGAGTTATCTACTTGTCTGACGCCCGCATTTTTATCAATGACCAAACGGCCTCGACCATAGCGATAGTTATAGTCAAAGGTAGAAGACTCAAGCGCGTTAATAACACGATTGATCGGAATAACGTGACGTGCCCATGATTCGCCATACACCTCCAAGGGGTTAATATCTGCCTGATACATGCGAAACGGATAATCAGACTCATCCAGGAGCTCATCGCGTAGCGCAAGATTTACATGGTCTACCCAAGTAACGACACGAATTTTGACCTTGCCGCTAGGATCGCGTTCCTTCATCCAAGTTTCTTTCAAGATGACAGTTTCCCCTTCGTCAAAGGAAGTTTGTCCCATGTATTTCAATGTCTGGAGTAAAAACTGTTTGTATTCAGAGCTGGCAACACGCGGGTCTCCGGTCTGGAGGAGTTCGGTATTTTTATAATCAGGATTGTTTTTCACTTCATCAAGTGAGCGGCGTACCGCTTTATGGAGATGTTCAGCATCAGTAAAAGCCAACCCATCGGTACAGTTAGGATCAATGTAGAAATCAAACGGGTCAACTTGCCAAATAACAACGTTACCTTTAGAGCCGTCACGGTTTTCAATATCTGGATCCCAGCCAAGTTGCCACGGGCCACCAACAGAAGTAATAAGACCTTGCATGACTGTCTCTTTAACCTTTTTCTTTAAGCGTTGCTCTTTCCATACCCCATCGAGGAGTTTAGCCTGATAGGTTGCTCCTTCTTGAGCCTTATCTCCACTCCCTGGCTTTGGCACAACTTCCCATTTCGGACGAAAAGAAGTGACTTGATTGCGGATAACCCGCATCGCTGCGGTTGTGAGGTTGACAGGGATGCGAGTGGAAACTTTGTTGGCTAGCACAACAGTGCGATTAGTAGGGTTGTAGCGGGTGAATTGATATCCCCTGCGGAATAAGTCGCGAGATAACCATTCCCAGTCATAACGACGACGAGAGTCAGCAGCCACTCGAAAAGCATTTTGCGCTCTCATGAGACGTGCTGCGGCTTTTTGTTTATCTTCTGCCTCGACTCGTGCTGCTTCTTCTGCGGCTGGATCGTAGTTTTGATCCGGCAAATCAGATTGGGCTGGTGTTTTAGTTTCAAGATCAGCCATTTGCTACAGACCCGTCACGGAATATCCGTATATCGCGAGTCTCCTCCTCCCCTTCAAACTGAACCTTAAATTCGTCAGGCAATACAAATAATTTGTCATCAGTTAAGTCAATTTCGTTTGGTTCTTCTCTGGCAATCTTGTTAGGATCAGTCGGAAGCCCTTTTTTCTTATTAACCTTGTAAAACTCTGGTAGATCCCGCGCCTTAAGCAAATCTTGCATCCGTTTGCTCTGGAGATATTGAATTACCATCATTGCAATCAAAACCGCTCCAACAGTAACAGTGATTGCAACTATGACCAATTCACTCATTTAATGGTTTCCCTTCTTTCGCAAGCTTCTTCGCGCGAGCAAATCCACCTGCTGAAGCTACTCTCTTTCTCGTTTCCTTGTCCGCGTAGTACAAACCGCGTGGTTTAGCTTTTTTCATTAGTTCCTCTCATATGACACCGGATAAGAATGCAAATCAGATAAGATTCGATCCTTCTCCTCTGTCGTCACAAAACTCAAATCATCAAGCACTGCCTTTACGTTG